CTAACTTAAATAATAGTAAAAGAAAAGAAGGAGAAGAATGGGAAGATGGTCAAAGTAATAAATGGATGTGGAAAAATGGTACTAAAAGAAAAGTATCTAAACTTGGACAAATAAAGATTGATCAAAGATGTAGTATCTGTAATGCAGATATGAAATTTGGCAATTATTTAGACGATAGATTTTATCCTAAAACAGGCAAATGTTATGATTGTACCATTTCATTTGAAAGCAAATTGAAAGTATTGGGTGCGTATGCTGATTATGAACGATATAAAATTTATAATAGTATGCTTTCTGAAATGAAAGATTTTAAGAAAAACATTACCGATAGTATTGATTATATTGAAAAAAATCCAAACGAAAAATTACAATTTTTTAATGATGATGGTAGTCAAGAGTTCTGGACAGACGACACATATCAAATGGCTAAAGTTTTATCCGATTTAAAAAATGATTTAAAAGATGTTGAAGAAAACATTATAAAAGCCAACGAAGAATTGACTAAATTAAATTATAATCCGGAAATTGAACAAAAAGCAAAACAAATGGTTTTGGATAAATTAAATAAATGAGTATACCTAAAACACTTAAAGAAGTAATTAAAGAAGAATACAAGAAATGTCTTGTAGATCCAATTTATTTCATGAAGAAGTATGTTAAAATCCAACATCCTATTCGTGGAACTGTGAACTTTGATTTGTATGAATTTCAAGAAAAAACTTTAACTGATTTAGTTGATCATGATTTTAATATTATATTAAAATCTAGACAGATGGGTATTAGTACATTAACCGCAGCATATAGTTTGTGGTTAATGGTATTTCATAAAGATAAAAATGTTCTTTGTATTAGTATTAACCAAGAAACATCCAAAGAAATTGTTACCCGTGTTAGATTTGCTAATGATAATCTTCCTTCATGGTTAAAAGTAAAAGAACAAGAAGATAATAGATTAAGTTTAAGATTGACAAACGGTTCACAAATTAAAGCCGTATCATCTGCTGGTACATCAGGTCGTTCTTCTGCATTGTCATTGTTGATTATTGACGAAGCAGCATTCATTGATAACATTGAAGAAATTTGGTTGTCTGCACAATATACACTAAGTACTGGTGGTAGAGCAATCATGTTAAGTACACCAAATGGTGTTGGTAATTTCTTTCATCAAACATGGATAAAAGCAGAAGCCAAAGAAAATGAATTTAATACAATTAGACTTCCTTGGTATTTACATCCAGAACGTGATCAAACATGGAGAGACAAACAAACAGAATTATCTGGTGTTAAAGGTGCAGCTCAAGAATGTGATTGTGATTTTGCAACAACTGGAAATGGTATAGTTGATACTGCTACTATTGATTTTTACAAACAAAGTAAAGTAAAAGAACCAATAGAAATGAGAGGAATAGATCATGGATATTGGATATGGGAATATCCTGATTATAGTAGAAATTATATAGTTAGTGCTGACGTTGCTAGAGGTGATGGTGCGGATTATAGTGCATTTCAAGTAATTGATGTAGAATCAATGACTCAGGTTGCTGAATATAAAGGACAAATTGGCACTAAAGACTACGGTAATATGTTGGTTACTGTTGCTACGGATTATAATAATGCTTTACTTATCGTTGAAAATGCGAATATTGGATGGGCAGTTTTACAACAAATAATAGATAGACAATATCAAAATACGTTTTATAGTAGTGCAGATCTACAATATGTGGATGTTGAAAGACAATTGACTAATAAAATTAATAGAGATGAAAAAAAGATGATTCCTGGCTTTACTAACAGTCAAAAAACCAGACCGTTGTTAATATCAAAGTTAGAAACTTATTTTAGAGAAAGATCCGTAGAAGTTAGATCACTTAGATTTATGGATGAGTTGTCAGTATTTATCTGGGATGGCAATAAAGTAGCTGCAATGAAAGGTTATAATGATGATTTGGTAATGGCAATGAGTATTGGATTGTGGGTAAGAGATACTGCACTTAAATTAAGACAACAAAGTATGGATTTAAATAGATCAATGTTGGGTGGAATTACAAAAATCGGAGGATCTCAAAATATTTATAAGGCACAGTCGATGAATAGTAAAGAATCATGGCAGATGACAACAGGAAAAATTACAGATAAAAAAGAAGATCTAACTTGGTTATTGTAACATATTTATATATATAAAACTATGGCAAATGAAGAATTTCAAATTTTAAAACAAAGATCTTTATATTCAAAGTTAAAGAGACTTTTTTCTACCGATGCGGTAATTCGTAATATTGGTGGTAAGAAGTTAAAGGTGGTAGATACAGATGAAGTAATGTATGCTACAGACCGTAATACACTTAGAGATCGTTTTAATAGAATCAGAACATCTTCATATAATCAATATAGCAGAGACTTTACATTAAGTTATCAAGCTGCTCGTGTTGAATTATTTCGTGATTATGATACAATGGACATGGACCCAATTATTAGTTCAGCATTGGATATTTACGCAGATGAAAGTGTAACTAAGAATGAATTGGGTGAAATTCTTATTATTCATTCAAGTAATGATAACATTAAACAGATTCTTTATAATTTGTTTTATGACATTCTTAATATTGAATTTAACATGTGGAGTTGGACTAGAAATCTTGTAAAGTATGGTGATTTCTATTTAAAAATGTATATTAGTCCAGAATATGGTGTATACATGGTAGAACCTATTAGTGCATACAATGTTACCCGTGTAGAAAATAGTGATTTAACAAACAAGAACTATGTTAAGTTCCAAATCAATTTGCCAGAAGGTGGTAGATTAGAAGAATTGGAAAACTATCAAGTTGCTCATTTTAGAATGTTAAGTGATAGTAATTTTATTCCATATGGTAAGAGTATTATTGAAGGTGGTAGAAGAGTATGGAAACAATTGTCATTGATGGAAGATGCAATGTTAATTCATCGTGTAATGCGTGCTCCAGAAAAGAGAATTTTTAAAGTTGATGTTGGTAATATTCCACCAGGAGAAGTAGATCAATATATGCAACGATTGATGGACAAGATGAAGAAAGTTCCATATATTGATGAAAAAACAGGTGACTACAATCTTCGTTTTAATCTACAAAACATGGTAGAAGATTTTTATCTACCTGTTCGTGGTAGTGATAGTGGTACTAGTATTGAACCATTGAGTGGTATGGAATTCAATGGTATTGATGACATTGAATATCTTCGTAACAAAATGTTAGCAGCATTAAAGATTCCCAAGGCATTTTTGGGTTACGAAGAAGATTTAAGTGGTAAAGCAACACTTGCAAGTGAAGATGTAAGATTTGCCAAGACAGTAAATAGAGTACAAAGAATTTTGATTAGTGAATTGAATAAGATTGCAATGGTACATTTATATGCTCAAGGATATAAAGATGCATCATTGGTTGATTTTACATTGGAATTGACTAATCCATCTGTAATTTTTGAAAAAGAAAAGATTGCTATTTGGCAAGATAAAGTAAATCTTTCTAAAGATATGATGGAAACCAAATTGTTTAGTAAAAAATGGATATATGAAAATGTATTCAAGATTTCTGAGGAAGATGTTGATATCCAAAAGAATGACTTGGTAGAAGATGCAAAACAATCTTACAGATTCAAACAAATTGAAGATGAAGGCATTGATCCAGCTAAACCATTCAATAAAATCAAATCAGAAGACGGTTCTGGCGGAGAAACTGGTGGTGATATGGGAGCTGACGCCGGCGGAGACGCTGGTGGTGAAGCTGGTGCAGCTCCAGAAGCAGGAACTGAAACAGGTGGAGAACCAGCCGGTGGAGAAGGTGGTGGTGAAACTCCTTCATTAACTGAAAAATCACTTAGAGCATACAAAAGACCATCACAAAAAGGTTCTCATAAAAAAAGAAAAGACAATACATTTGGTTATGATGCATTGGGAAGTAAAGAAAATGTATCACAATCACAAACAGATCCGTTAAGACAAGGGTCTAAGACCAAATCTTCGTTGAGTTTAGAGGGGTTAAATGACTTTTTAAAAACAACAAATCAAATCAAAACTGAACTATTAAACGAAACAAAAAGTCTATCAATGTTAGACGAAAAAAATATTATTGAATAATCCATGTAAATAGTATATTAAAAATGATTTTTACTATAAATTTACTATATTTATAAAATAACGAAGATTAAATTATATGCACAAAGCTAAGCATTCAAAGTTTAGAAATACAGGAATATTGTTTGAATTGCTCACTCGACAAGTGACATCAGATATTTTGTCTGGAAAAGACGAATCTTTTGCCAAGAATATTCTATTTAAATATTTTTCCGAAAATAAAGAATTAGGCAAAGAGTTACAATTATATAACTTTTTAGTTAATGAAGTTGTCAAAGACGAAACACAAGCAGAAAAATATATTGAAATTGTATTAAAACAAAGAGACAAACTAAATCAAAAGACATTAACATCCGAAAAATATAATTTAATCAAAGAAATCAAGGATGTTTATCCAATTAACGATTTATTTAAGTCCAGCATTAAAAATTATAAAGTCTTAGCTTCAATATACAAAATTTTTGAAAATCATAGTGATAAAAATTCAAAGTTTGATGTAAAAGAAATTGTTTCTTCTAGAACTAGCATAGTTGAAAATTTATGTGGTTCTAAAAAAGTAGTTAAAGAAACAGAAGATGAAATGATTAATGTTTATAAACAACAAAATGAAGAAGTTCGTCTTTTAAGTTACAAGATATTAGTAGAATCTTTAAATGAAAAGTATAAAGATTTAGATTCAAACCAAAAGAATCTATTGAAAGAATATATTAACAGCATCAGCAATACAAATTCTTTAAAGAAATTAATTGATTCTGAAGTAACTACTGTTAAGAAACAATTGGCCGAATTGACTAACAATATTTCCGATGATGTTATCAAGATTAAAATTAATGAAACTGTGAAACAACTTGATAATGTTAAGAAATTTAATCTCGTTAAAGACAATCAAGTCATGGTTCTATTGTTATCATATGAATTGATAAAAGAAATAAAGAATCAACTCTAATATGAACAAAACAAAAGAAATTATTAAGTCAGACGAATCTTTTAAACAAAAGATCAAAGAATTAATTAAACAAGTGATGGATGAAATCACTACTTCTGCTGCGGCTGGTAGTGGAGAAGGTTCTGCCGGTGTACCAAGAGTTCCAAACTGGGTTTCTAAAAGTAAAAAAGGTAGACCAGATGTAGCTACCGTACTTGGTTATACATTAGCAAAGCCAGTAAATGAAGCAACCGATCCAAATGCACAACCTCCACAACAAGGTGGACAAGAACAAGGTCAACAAGGTCAACAAGATCCAAATTTATATGATGTAAGGCCAGAACTAACAGATTTTGAAACTAGAGTATCACAATCTACCCTACAAAACAAGGGAGAATTTCAAAATAAAATATTGAGCAAAATTGGAAATAAACAAGTACAATTAAGAGCATCAAAAGGATATGGTCAACCAGAAAAAGATTATGTAGTTAATGTTTCTGGTGTAAGTATAGATTTTTATTATGAAAAATATGTTATTATAGTAAAAGGTAGAGAACAAGGTAAACAAAAAGAAAGTGAATACTTTGTTAAATCACCATATCAAATTAAAATTTTAGGTAATGCAGTTGTTACACCTTCTGCAAAGAAAAAACAACAACAACAAGCTCCTGCAACACCAGTTGCACCTGTTGTACCAACAAACACTGCAACAAAAGGAGTATAATAAATATGAATAAACAATTATTAGTAGATTGCATAACATTTGATGTAGATAAATCTGTACTTAACGAAGCAATGGCAAAAGGTGGACCATTGGTTGTACAAGGTGTTCTACAAAGAGCCGAAGCCAAAAACCAAAATGGTAGAGTATACGGCAAAGAAATTTTAGAAAGAGAAGCTCAAAAATATGATGATAATTTCATCAGAGAAAGAAGAGCACTTGGTGAATTGGATCATCCTGACAGTAGCGTTGTAAACTTAAAGAATGTAAGTCACAATGTAAAAAGAATGTTCTGGAACGGTAATGATTTAATGGGAGAAGTAGAAATTCTAACTACACCAAGTGGTAATATTTTAAAAGAATTACTCAATTGTGGTATCAAATTAGGTATTAGTTCCAGAGGAATGGGAAGTGTTAAAAAGAATGTACATGAAGGTACTGATGAAGTTCAAGACGATTTTGAATTGATTGCATTTGACTTTGTAAGTAATCCATCAACTAAAGGTGCATTTATGTTTCCATCTGGAGAACAATCTTTACAAGAAGGAGTTGTAAAAAACCCACTAACAAACAAATGGGAAAAAGTAGAAAATTTAATCAGAGACATTTTAGGAGAAATCAAATAATATGAATGAAATTTTAATTGAAAATATTAAGCTTAAATCGGATTTACAATATGACTTTTTATTCGAATCAAAAGAATATCATGAATTAGATTCGGATAACAAAACATTTTTAAAAGAATGTTATGATATGGGTGTAAATCAAGCAATATATTTACATCAACAAGATAAAGCATTACTTGAAAGTATCGATGAAGGATTGTGGGATCGTTTTAAAGCAGGTGCCGCTCGTGTTGGACAAGGATTAAAAAATGTGTCTGGTATAGGCACACCAACTGCAGATAGTAAAGATGCAGGCGTTGATTCTTTATTAAATAGTTTTAAAACAAAATGGGCAAAAGCTCCAAAAGCGCAAACACCACCTGCGGCTGGTAATAATGCAACAAATACTGTAGTTTCCGGTGTTAATAATAGTTTAAATCAAATTGCTGCCGCATCTGCTAATTCACCAACTCCACCACCAACTCCAGCAGCAGCAGCTCAAATAATAAATCAAAGTAATGCTCCTGCAGGGTTAAAAACTAAAATTGCTAATTTAATAAGAGCTAATCCTGGTAAAACTAAATTTTTATTAGGTGTTTTATCATTTGGTGCTGGTGTTGCCGCTGCTGCTGCTACTGGTGGAAATCCGTTAGTAGGTAAAGCCGCCGGAGCATTAATTAATGGTATTGGTAATGCTGCAATAGCTAAAATTCAAGGTCGTGGTACAGGTGATGCAGTTATGTCTGGTTTAGGAGGTGCTTTAGCTGGTGCTTCTTTGGCAAGTTTAGGTGCAGGAGCAACCAATTTATTAGGAGCTGCAGCAGAACAAGGTGTTGATATGGCAATGGGCACAGACGGAAGTGCATTGCCTGTAACAAAGACTGCAACACCTTTTCCTGGTACTAGACCTGAAGATATTGTTCCTGGTAGTGCAAATGATCCAAATCAAGGAATGTATCAAGGAAATCCAGCTTCTGCTGGACCAGGTAACTGGCAATCAGGCGCAATAGCACCAGAAGATCAAAGATT